GTGGTACGTGCCCACGTCGCCTTCACGCTGACGCGCAAGAATCGCTTTTCCTGAGCGTTCGTTTGAACCCATGCCCAAAGATGCGTTGTATTGGCCAGTAGACGCCTTAATGTCCTCAGACGCGCCCGCTTTGGCCTGCAACAAGCCGCTGGAGGCCATTGGTGGCTGTGCCCGCTGGGGTAGTGGCAACATGCCGCCTGAGCCGTCTGTGACGTCTGGATTGACTTCCAGATAGGGCCAGTTGTTGGTGTTAGCCGTCTTCCACTGGTTTTCGTAGCCTTCAAACTGGCCACCGTAGCCAATGAATGGCGCTTTGGGGGCCAAGGCCAGCATCTCTGCCTCTTGGCTCACCCAGTAGTTGTACATACGCTGGGCATCCTTGGCGTTACGCACCAAGCCCGACACGTACAAGCGACCATCGACTTCAAATTCATTGCCGACGATGCGGACTACGGGGATGTATTTTCCCGCCCAATCACGTTCTTCAAGAATTTCATAGCCGTTGATCTTGCAGTATTTAATCTTGACACGATCCGACTCACGAGTTCTTTTAGGCTTGCCATAAATTGCTTTCAGTTGTTTGTCCTCTGGGGTGCCTTCAAATGCGGTCACATTCCCAGGGTACAGATTAAGCGTTGCGCGGTCGTAGTCCAGATAGTAGTAGTCGGCCACGCGGATGGTGTCTTCAGTAAGCCATTGGCTCAGGTTCTGGTCGCCCACGCCCAGCGTTTGCAAGGTGGTGATGGGCGCAGAGTCAGGGTACATCCGCTCATAGTCGTCGCGGCCGATGTCTTCGGTGACAAAGCACCACTTGGCATCTGCGCCAGTTGGGTCTTGAATGGTTGGATCCATGTAGACCGAGAAGCTGTTGCGTACACGGCCAATCTTGATGTCTTGATCGAACGTGTTCTCGTCGCAGTACTCGGTCAGGATGCGGATGTAACCTTCGCCGTAGGAGACTTGGTTTTCACAAGCCGTGTCGTAAGCGACATCGGCGTCCGAGATGTATTCGATGTGTCTGACCATTCCATTGAAGATTTCTGCAACTTCAACATCTGCGTGGTCGTCGGCTGGAATAACTTTGCCACTTGGGCGGTTTTGCCTTTGGTCATTGGTCACTTGCCTTACGTGCTGGGGCAACTTGTTAACCGTCAAGCACGGTCTGGCGTTGATCGTTTGGCCCTGCACAGCGCCACGGGTGGCCAACACGTCAGCAGGCCATTGCCAGTGGTTGTCGGGCGAACCAGCGTAGAACTTCAGGTCGTCAATCTCATCTTCACGACTCTCAGACAAAGCAGCAATGGCCATGTCCAAACGCGAGCGAGCAGTCGCCAAGACACTGGATGTAGTGTCCTTTTGCTTGCCACCGTTGGCCACAGCACCGGCTGCGGCGATGCCTGTGTAATCAGCCATTATTTTTTCTTCTTTTCTGCTTCGCGTTTGACAGCGTAAGCAATTGCGACCGCTTGCTTGACTGGCTTGCCAGCTTTAACTTCGGCCTTAATGTTCTTGCGGAATGCTTCGGGTGTTTTAGATTTAACGAGTGGCATGTTATTTCTTCTTCGCTGTTTTAGCAGACTCTTTGAAATCTTTGGCCGTTGGCGCATTCTTGCTGCCAGGCTTGTTCATCTTCTCGCCAGAGCCAGCTTTGATACGCGCCTGTTTGGCATGGATGTTTGCGTAGAGTCCAGGCTTCATGGTTAACACTTCCATCGTTTGAGAGCCGCTTTGGCGCGTTCGCCATCTTTGGCGTTCGCAGCTACTGCGCCCATTCTTGCACAAAACGAAGCCTTGCGGCCTTTATCTGCTTCAGTCTTAGGATTGGGTGCTGGCGCTTTAAGGTTAGAACCCGTAGCGGCGTTGTACTTAGCGCGGCCCTTCTCAGTTAACCCTGCACCTTTGCTTACCGGCAGTTTCTCGCCTCGGCCAACTGATAGAGACACGTTTTTCTTCATGCGCCCATCCATCCTGTAGAGACTGCGCCGCCATAACTGGCCGCGCGGCGTTTAGGTTCGACATACTCACGGTGAGCAACAGGGAAAGCAAAAGTCACCGCTATTGCGTCAGCAGCGTCAGGAGAGGCAAGACCGCGAGCCTTCATATCCTTTTTGCTTTCTAGAAAAATTGTTCCACGTGAATCAGGCTTCATCATAGGCGAAATCAAGTCCGTCTTCAAGAACCTGTCGTTGGGTATGCTAGCAGATTTCAGCCACTCCCTCATGTCGCCCCACATCTGAGCCCTCATATTACCGTACATGATCGGGTTCTTGGCCTTGTTTCCAAAGTTCACGCCCTTGATTTTGTACCGCTGCTCTTTCAGCCGATCCACAATCCCAGCCCCCAGCCCACCCTCGTCAATCACGACCAGCGTAGGCTTGAACTCTTCAATCGCCTCAATCACGTGCCCCACCACCGTCATGGTGTCGTCGCCCCTGTGCCGCATGATCTTGACAATATCCCGCCCCTGCCGCACCGCGATGACCGTTGCGTCCGCTCCGAACCGTGCGGGGTCTACGCCGATCACTATTGGCGCTGACTGGTCTTGGTATTTCGTCCGCTTCATGGCGTCGTCCACAATGTCGGCCCCAATGAACTGGTCATCCCCTGCGTTGGGGAACTGACCGTACACCTCGACGTGCGCCTGGCTGGAATCTGGCCCATATTCGTCGATGATGCGCTGATACACCGCCTTGTCGGTACCTTCGACCGTGCGGGCGTCCACCACTTTTGTGCGCCAAAACTCACGTTTACTGTTAAACGCTTCGTAAAAGTACCCAGTGTTGCGGCGGGGGTTAGAAAACGCCATCCAGAAGCGATTTGGCGTGTTTTCTGTGAAAAAGCCACCCGTCACCGCCCAGATTGAGTCGTCAATACCTGACGCCTCATCAAAAATTACCAAAACACCGTCAAAGTTGTGCACACCAGCGTATGCGTCAGGGTTCTCCGCCGACCACAGCCGCCCTTCGACGCCCCAGTAGCGTGTGCCTTTCTTCAAATCCCGCTCGACCAGCTCAGTCAGCCACTTGGCGGGCATCACGCGGGTCGCTGACACCTCAAACCAGTGGCTGTTGATGGCCATGGCCAACCATTTTGTGATCTCGGCCCATGTGATTGACCTGAGCTGGGACTCCGAGTTGGCCGAGATGATAGTCGTCGAGCCAATCCTGGTTGACGCCATCCAGATGGTGATCCATGACACTAAGGCCGACTTGCCAATACCACGGCCAGACGAGATGGCCTCTTGCAATACGTCGAAGTCCATCTTGCCTTGGTTGATCTTGATGTGCTCAGCGATGTCCAGCAGCACTTCGCGTTGCCATTTGCGTGGCCCTTGGAAGTTTTCCAACGGTGTACCCTTGACGCCCCAGGGAAATGCAAACATTACAAACGCCAGCGGGTTGTCCTTGATGGCCGGACTCCATAGCCTGGCCATAAGTTCTTGTTCGTCCTCAGCGCTGTAGATAGTGTTCTGCATGTGTCTCTTGTTTCAACTTAGGGCTTGGCTCGTTAGCGATGACGTCGATGACGCGCGACTCGGCTTCGCGCAGTGCGCCGGTGATCGAGATGCGCTGGTCAACGTCGATGCTGATGGACTGCTTGGCGACCCAGCCGTGTGAGTGTTGGAGGATGGCCAGCGCCGCCTTGGCGTCGCCTTCCTTGGCTGCCTTGTGCAAGCACATGGACATCTCCAGCTCGCCGTCGGCTTTGCCTTTGAGCGCAGCCATGTCAGCAATGGGGTCAAGCTCGCACAGTTGCCGGTACTCCGATGGCAGCAACCCTGAAGCCAAGGCCAATGCGTCGCCTTTGAGGCCGAGTTTGGCGGCTTCGTAGATTTTGTTTAACCGCGCTTCGGTTGCGACGACCTTGCGTGGCTCAAATGGAAGACTGTGAAACATGCGCGCAGTGTAAATCATGTGGGTCATGTGGGCAATTTAAAAATAAAAAAAAAAATTGTTTGCGAACACTCCGTCACCGTTGGCCCATCGCCGTCGGCCCTACCCCCTCCCCCTCAAACCTTACGGCATTCTTACTGTGGGCAATGTGGGTCATGCTTTGGAATCGTTATCAAAATGCTATGCAACATGGTGGCGCGTGGCCATGCGGATACTTATCAAAAGCATAATGTAGGCAATGTAGGCAATGTGGGTCATGTGTTTCAAGTCGCTGGGACAACGCTAACTGTAACACCATAGTACTACAAATATAATTTTAATAACTTTACTAATCTAATAGCCTACATTGCCTACAAAGCCAGCAAAGCCCCGTCATTATTGGCCAAAACTGTAGGTCATAAACCGCCAAAACACTGCCCACAATCTAACCCACACCACCCACACCTACTTAGGGTTTATCCCTATGAAATAATTCTTGACAATTGCAAGGCAATCCCTTACATTAATATCACTGGCCGCGATATTGCGCCCAGGCAATCAACTAAACGAAAGTAAAGACCATGACAAACACTAAAAAAGCGCTCACAACTGCATATAAAAACTTTGCACAATACCCCAGCGCCACGCACTGGCGCGCGCTTGAGTCGGCCATGCTGGCGCACCAAGCCGCGCACCAAGCCGCAATGGCCGAAAAAGCTTACGCGAAAGTAATCGCCCAAGCCTAAACACAAACCCGCGCGGCCACCGTGCCGCGCTCAATCAACTACAGGAAAGTAAAACCATGACAACACTCAACAAATATCAACGGCGCGAAGTGGCCACAATCGAAAAGATGCAGCATTTCGGCGCGAATTATGTCGCGCGCGCATTGTCTATGCTTCACCGCGCCGCGCTTAAAAATAGCCAAAAAACCGAAATAATGGCGCTGGCCACGCAGTATGGCGTCACCGATAACCCAGAATTCATTGTCTAAAAACCCGCGCGGCCACCGTGCCGCGCATAGTCCAATCAACTGAAGGAAAGTCATGCAAGTACATCTCACAATGAAAAGCGCGAATGTCAAAACCGGCCCGATACCGGTTAGCACTACAGAGCAGGCCAGCTGCCCCGACGATTGCACAATGAAAAAAGAATGCTACGCGAAAAGCGGCCCGCTCGCATTGCATTGGGCGGCCGTGTCAAACGGCACGCGCGGCACCGATTGGGCCACGTTCACCCAGTCAATCGCGGCCATGCCCGCCGGTCAATTATGGCGGCACAATCAAGCCGGTGATTTGCCCCAAACCGGCGGCACGGTTGACGCCGTAAAGCTGGGCCAATTGGTGGCCGCGAATGCTGGCCGCCGTGGGTTTACTTATTCACACCACCGCGACGCCGCGTCAATTGATTGGATCCGCCACGCCAATCAATGGGGCTTCACAGTCAATTTGAGCGCGAACGACTTAGGCGACGCGGATTATCTGGCCAGCCAAAATGCGGGCCCCGTCGTCGTCGTGTTGCCCAGTACCACCACGCAAAACACCAC